TCTTCAAAGATACTACATAAAATCGAATTTCGGAGTCGGGTGCTTCCCTTCCTCAGCCATTGATCAGGTTGTATTAGGATGGCAAGATGGCCCTATCATCCATTAGTGCATGCGTCCATGCACGGTACCCTGTGTAGTATCCATGAAGAGACAACCGAAGTTGTCTCGTCGTAGTTAGATTGTCAAACAGCCATTTATTTATATTAGAATTCAGAGAATGTCTACAACACGACCATTTTGATCTACTGCACGAATACGATATTCTGGAAAGTTACGCTGCAGTGATTGCATCTCAGATAGAATACGCTGAGAGTTATTCTCAGTGGTGTGATAAGTACGCCACACACCAGATTTGTCTTGAGCTTGAATGTCTACCGAGTTCATCTTACTCTCCATTAACCACGACGACTTTGTGAACCAAGATTACTTGTATCTGAATCCGGACTAAAATACATAACCGGACCTTTATTATAAGCCACAGTAGTTCGCGATGCTTTTTCTAAGATAGCTTTTTGAACCTCGGGTGACTCTTTATGGAGGTTCTCCATGATACCATGGCGATACCCATTGCCGACAGTATTAGATAACATCGACATGTCGGTCTTATACTCGGGTATCTGATCTCGCCACTCACCACGAAAAGCTCTTTGAAGATCGCGCTGACTTTTATGAAGTCCTCGATCTTTAAGCCACTGCTCGTGCTTGGCGTTTGATGCGGCCAACTTCTTAGACTTTGATGGCTTGTGCTTTGTCTTGCCATTCGTAGTAAGGTACGGTCCAACCAGATGCATGCTCATATTTTTGATTCCTCGCTATAATATTAATATATACCAAGTTAAAAAATATGTCAACTAAATTATAATCTATCTATAGACCTGTTCTTAAACATTTTCTTGACGGTGTCTCTTATAACGTCGTCGAGTAATTTTTTGATCTCTTCTTTGGCGGGGTTATATCGATATTCTCTTATATTCATAACAGTCTTATAATTACAGTTATACTCTTCTGTATTCATCTCTTGGCGAGCATCGATCATCTTTTCTAAAGATATAATTAAGTTATCAATATTGTCCATCTTCTATAGCCCTCACGTCATCTACTATAACATACTTGAAATCTTTGTCAAGCTTATTGCTATAAGCGTCCATTAGTACTCTGATATCATATAGCTTCTTTGCAACTTTTCTAATTGTATTCCTACAGGCCTCGTCGTTGTGACCCTCTTCTAGGTCGACGAGCGCCGCCTCTAAGTTCTGATCTACAGAGTAGTCGACTAGGTATTTGATACCGTCCATGTCGCCCTCCTCCATCGGAGGGAACAAGAGGTTCTTAACTTTTTCTAGCTGTACCTCTGCTTCAGTCTTAGGCTTTTTTTGAAAGAACTTAATCATCATATTAAACATAATATAGAATCCTAGTTAGGTCTTCTTGCGACCTATGTTGTACTTTGTCACCAACTCCCACTCGTTCTTCTCTTTGTACGGAAGTATCTTTATCTGGCTCAGCGAGGTCTTAGGCTCATTACACATGTCCGTATCAACTATCTTTATTAGATCCCACTCTGCCAACAGATGTACTATCGTATTACGCCGTCCGATGTCCTCTTCACTGGTATTTGTTGGCTTTCCGTCCAAGGCAAATAGCTCTTTGAAGTGAACTATGTAGTACTTTCCCTGCTTGTGGAGGATGTGACAAGACTGATACAGCTTCTTCTCTTTACGAGAAGCCACGCCAATTCGAGTAAGCGTCTCCTTGATCTTTAAGAAGTCCTCTTCTTCGCCGATCTTCACTTCCACAAGCGTTTCGAGTATTGACATAGTAACCTCATTATTATTGTTATTATGTCAATATTTATTCTTTTAGAACTCTTTAGAGACCTGAAGCTCTCTCTTGATCCTCTTTAGTTGATCCTCGGACAAGATGGCCAGTGCTGACTTGGCCTTATCCCTACTGTAGCTAAAGAACTCTCTAACGGCCTCTATGTCGTCATCTTTGTCTTTTTTTGCCCACTTAGAGAACCGTTTACCCTTTCTAATTGACTTTAAAAAGTAGTCATATTGAAGCTTATTATCTAAGTTACTGCGTACGTTCATCTCTTGGGCGTATAGTAGTGTTTCTGGAAAGTATGAGAGTGCCTTATTTATTAGCCACGGCTTATATTCTTTCTGGTTGTCCTCGGTGATTATACCCTTCTTATCGAAGTTGATATCGTTGACGATGTCAAATGGGTTCATTTCTTAAACTCACACTCCATCATTATCTCTGTAAGACAGGCCATCAGGTTGATCTCGGGATCAGCCGCGAACGCTGCCTGATACTGATACTTACCGATGATGATTACTGCAGGCGGAACGCCGCGCGGTGTTAAGAAGTTGACGGCTGTATCATAGATCTTTCTAAAGACAGTACCTTGGTCGTTGTCGATGTTCTCGCCTACCCACTTACGAATTGCAGTAAAGTTCTTGTCGGCCAGCAAGCTAACAAGCTCGTCGAGTGTGGCCTGTCCAAAGTTCTGAAGCAGTCCAGAGTCAATAGCGCCTGTAGCAGAGTAGCGCTGTAGCTCGTTTAGTACACGACGCCAGTCAGGGAAGTGCTTCTTGATGACCTCGGCAACGACCGCCTTATCGAAGGTAACGTTCTCGGTCGTTAGGATATTCTCTACACGCTTGAAGAACTGACCGGCTAACTTAGCCATGTCAGACTTACTGATCTTAAAGTCTACAACGGAACACCGAGAGTGAAGCGGTTCAATGATCCTGTTTTTGAAATTACACGTGAGGATAAAGCCACAGTTCCTTGAAAACTCTTCCATGAAGTTACGTAGAGCAGGCTGAGTCGAGTTTGCATTGAGATAGTCAGCCTCGTCGAGGATGACATACTTTCTGCCTCCGCTAAGTGATACAGAGGACGCGAAGTTGAGGATATCATTTCTGAGTGTGTCAATGTTGCCATTCATAGATCCGTTAATAATGATGTAGTCGCATCCCAGTTGCTCGAGCATAGCCCGAGCAACCGTTGTCTTGCCGACGCCGGCACTACCAGCAAGAATGAGGTTAGGGATATTACCCTGATCCACAAACTGCTGGAAAGTAGCCTTAAGTTCGGCCGGAAGGATAGTATCGGCGATAGTCTTAGGGCGATATTTCTCGACCCATAGAAAATCTTCTCTCATCTAAAATTCCTATCAGTTAAATGTTGATGATGATTCGTTAGCAATCCAATACTCAAGCTCTGGGGCCTTAAAGTGAGCAAACCCCTTCGTAGAGAGGTCGACCTTGTACTCATTAGTGATCGTCTTAGACAGAACGCCAAAGTACTCTGGCTTAAACACTGCGTTAAAGGTACGATCTGTTGTACCGAGCGATACGCTATAAGTATCACCTAATGCGTTCGACATGTCAACTGCCTTGATCGTGAGGTTAGTGCCGTCACCGCTGACTGAGATCTCAGACAGGTTAAGAATACCTAGAGCGCGTTCGATCTCTTTAATGATCTCTACACTAAGGGTAAACTTAATCTCTCCCTCTGGAAAGTTAGGGTCTTTTGTAATAGGCATAGGGATCGTCGACTCTTCAGCGATAGTGTAGTTAGCGTTCTTATTATTAGAACTATCTTGAATAGTAATAAAACGATCGTGTACGCTGATAGTTGGTTCGTTAAATAGCGACATAGTATTCAAGAAGCGACTTAGACTATAGACTGCAAACCTCTTGGTAAAGTTAACAGGAACCTTAGCAGTAGCAAAGATGTTCTTGAGTGGAGACACCGTAGTGATGGTGTCTCCCTCTTTGAACAACATGGACGGATTGATTAAAGAAAAACTCTTTAGTACATTAACCGTCTTCGTATCAAACTTCACGTTATCCATAATATATTGTACTCCTTACTTCTTTTTCTTCTTCAAGGCTTCAGGATCGGCCGTAGCAGAGGCCCCGATCTGTGCTAGATCGGCGAGCGATCCACCAAAGATATACGAGCCAACGTGCTGTAGCTTCATCCATGGGCAGAACCACGTCGCGAGTCCGATCTCTTGAACCTTCTGACAGAACCAGTAGTCCTCAGAGAGATAGCGCTTCGACTTAGGATCGATCTCAGCTTGGAAGAACTGCATGATCTCGCGCGAGCCGTCAAACGCCTCTGTGCGAACGTGGTCAGGGCGATAGCTGTACTGGGGATAAGCCTCGACAAACTTCTTACAAGAGTCCTTAGTGATCATCATAAAGCCGGTACCGATCTCAAGGACCTCACATGGCTCGCCGATGGCGATCGAGCCGGTATTCTGCTTAGGGTTGAACACGTAGTCGCCGACGTACTTGTCGAGGTTGCCTGGATCCTCGTCTGCAAGACCCTTATCAACCGCGAGCTTGATCTTCTCCCAGCTGATGCACTTCTTAGGGTACGGCCCGCCGATGATATTGTACTTGTCTGGCTCTTGCGCCTGAAGCGCCATGAGTGCAATGACGTCGTGTGGGTTGAACCCGATGTCCGAGTCGATGAACATAAGGTGCTCTGCCTCAGAGCGCATGAACTCATCGACGCAGTAGTTACGCGCGCGAGTGATCAGCGACTCGTTGAAGAGGAAGTAAAGTTGAAGTGGGATACCATAGTTTGTGCAGAGCGCCGAGAGGTCGGCGATCGACTTCGTAAACATACCTGCACAGGCGCCCCCGTACATAGGTGTGGCGAGGAACAGCTTACGCTTACGAAGGTCCTCGATCGGAATATTAATTTCCATTATTTAGTCTCCTTGTCATGTACATGCAATTGTATAATAGCATAGTGAATCACTTTCATTAGATCTTTTCTCCAGTCGGCAGGAGAACCCTTCTTACCATAACGCTGGGCATACTTCATGACGTTGCCCATACAGAAGCCTGTACCGTGGCCAGAATCAATAATAAACTCTGTGGCTTGAAACTTATTCTGCGAGTAATGCTCGCCGTACGTATTATTAATATACGCTAAAACCTCGCTGATGTACATACTTTCATTGTACTTATATTCAATATTTTTAGATGCGTCTACCTTTGTTATATTAAAAGCCATGTTGATATCTGTCTCTACGTATCCTTCTTTAGGTCCAGTAGAATACATATTAGGCCCTGTAGGTCCGTTAGCACCTACAGATCCAAACATCGGCATGTCAAGCGTATTAATATCATCGGCCGTTAGCGCACCTATAGCACCATCTTTAAAATAATCCATCCCACCCTCCATATTAAAAGAAACTCTCAAGACTCATGGCTGCTGAATTATACTCGTGCGTCTGAGATAAATTACTCTGGTATATGTAGTCAGTATCGAGCTCTTCTAGCTCGCCGTTAATCCACTTTTTAATCTCGCCGGCCATATCGGCCGCCGTTTGGACTGGTACATTCTGACATATATGATTGACGTTCTTCTTAGGATCTATAAGTTCAAAGTTATCAGGCAGTCCCATGATCGTCATGGCCTCTCTATAGTTTATGTATCTGTCTTCTATAGGATGTGTTAAACTCGTAGGGTAGTGACCTACAAAAGCTCCAATATAATCTTTAGGAACAATGGTCCCCCTCCTCATAATAGATAAACCTCTTGATAGCTTATCGGCTTTGTACTCGCACTTCTTAACTTGTTTTTCAAATCCATTGATCTTCATCCACTCTGCCACTTCTAGATAGTTGATACCGCGCTTTTCAATATAGGCTTGCGTATCATTATCGTGTGTTCCCGAGGCTTTCATCAAAGCAGCAAACTCTCTATGAGTTAGACCACCGTGAATATGTTCAAGCACGTACTTATAATATGGATCTTGAGATGGTATTTTAGAGTTAATGGTCTCTCTCTGAGTATTACCTAGGGCACCTAAGATTACATCTTCGATCTTTTTATGTGGGCGATTGAAGTACGATAGCAGAGGTGTTTTATCGCCTTTCCAGAAGAAGTAAAAAGATCTATTACGCACCTGTGGACCACCATGAAGTATGGTCTTGGTACGATACACGGTCATGGTGTACCCATTTTCTTTCCCGATCTGTCGCAGCTGATTACGAACTTTATCACCGATCTTACCAGCAAATCCTGGAGCGTTCTCACCCCAAAGTACTTTGGGCTGCATCTCTTCGAGCACAAATTTTGTGGTATCAATCATCCACTTGTTATTCTGATTGTCGTCGCCGTATCCGTGTGACAGCTGAGACAGCCCAGCACATGGACAAACGGATCCAATAACATCGACTTTATGATCTGGTCTATGACCTTTGTCGAGGACATAGTATGGAACTTCATTGTTGTAGTGATTAACGATGTGCTGATCATTCTGCCAAAAAGCTTCATAGGACATCAGGTAGTCTGGTCTAGATCCAAAAGCTTGCTCTTGACCGATCGTCTCGCCTCCAATTAAAGGTACGATAGTTGCGTGTTTAATCATTTTATATCCTTAAAAGAACGTTGATAGATCTGGAATAGAAGCTTTAAAGTCGCTTGCTACTCTTGCGCGCGATCCCTCGCCTTTAAATACATTAACTGTCTCTAATTTTATTTCTGAAAATCCAAGTGGGATAGGGTGATCTTTAAGAATATTATCGGCGTATTTCGCCAACTCTCTATTATTATAGACATTATATAATACTTCAAGATCAGAGTCAAATTTATTATAGTCTTTACCGGCCTTTAATATACCGTCGAACATCGCCGGCAGTACGATCTTAGAATCAAACTCGGCGCTGACGAAGTTTAAACCGGCCTCTTGATACTGTTTCTGCTTGATGGGGTTACCGGCGATATCTAAGATAGTATCGACGGTCTCATCAAGATTTTCACGATCGCTCCAGACTGCTAGGTTGTCGACGGAGTCAAAGCTCTTACCATCGTCGGTAAAATTATTTCTTCCATAGTCAACGTCGAATACAGGTATGGTCCCAAGCCCAATCATCTCGATCTGCGTATACTCCATACGATCGCCGTAGTTATTTTTATCTTTTAGCAAGCGATAGAACGAGGCGCCGAACATAGACTCTGCCATGATACGCATACCTTCGTTATACTTGTAAGGACCCATCGTTACTGTTTTAGTAGGGTCTTGAAGAACTTTAGGTGGGTACACGCAGTACGTATAGAACTCACACAGAGGATGATCTAAGATATCTACTCGCGCACCTATCGACTTCTCAATTCCAATAATCAAAGTATCAAAGCTTGAGTCTTTCTGACGAAAGTGTGGTGTCATGTCAAGGATGCGACGCGGATCTTTCATGGTTGTCCAACGACCCATATAAGTTAGTCTCTTCTTCTTATCAGACTTATACTTCTCGCCGGTTTTCTGTAGCTCAGATATATCAGTCCATAACTTAAATCGACGTGTACGCTCACCAAGAATTTTGCTCGGGAATAACTTAGAGAAACCGGTAGAGAAGAACGTTTTTGTAGAGAAGTTCATAACAACATCGCACCAGTTTAAGATCAAGAACAGTATAGGGATTCGATCTATATTGTTCTTGCTGATCTCGTGCATCATCCCGACTATGATAGGCTTATCAAGCTTCTTTACAAAATTATTATAGAAACTCATTATGGTATTAGACTCGTGCTTGATCGATGGGTACGAGTTTAATATTACTATATCATAGTTACTATTGATATGATCGGCGTGATTTTTAAAATCTTGAGGTATCATTCCGATATAGTTACTCGTATCGCCATGAAACTTTGCACGATGAAATTTTCTCTCATCTACGTGATAAGAGTCACATACGTGGCCATTTTGTTTAGCCCAGTTTGTCATCTCAACGCCTCCGCGCTGAACGCCACACCCGTCTAGTCCTTTGCCGTAGATGATCGCTATCTTCATTTCTTACCCTTTGCAACTCTATCACGTAGCTCGGTCGTCGAGAACGAGTGCCTACGCTTGTTGTAGTGTATAGGACACAGTCCCTTACCCGTATGATCTTTACCCTCGTACTCCTCACCAACAACCCTTATGTCAGGGTTGATCGTAAGAACCAAGTCTACGATGTCTTGCTCTTTCTCGAATGGGATGATCTCATCGACATATTTACACGCAGAGACTTGAAGATATCTTTCTATGACCGTCTGTATCGGTTTATTCTTTGAGTCAGGACGATCCACAGTAGGATCTACGAGCAACCCAACGATGAGGTAGTCACACATCTCTTTTGCTTCTTGAAGCATAACGACGTGACCACTGTGAAATAAGTCAAAAGTACTACAAGTAAACCCGATGATAGGCTTTCTTCCTAGTTTCTCTCTTAACTCAACTCGATCTAAAAACATGGCGATACATCTTCTCTAAACAACTTGTCAATTATATCACGTACTAAATCTTTTTCAAACTTATTCTTTTTATACTTCAGCATGCGGATATAGTGAATCATCTCACATAGCTTACCATATATGATCTCATCTAAAGTTAGTAGGCTCTCGAACTCTTCCAGTAACTTAGGTTTATTTATGCGTGATTTAGAATTTCCAAACACGCTCTCATAATCAAAGTGAAGTGACTGATATACTTTACCGATATCAAGTAGATATGACGTATAGAGACCTGCCGGTGTGTTAGGATCAATGAAGTAAACTTCGCCGTATCTATTTACTATTGCGTTCTCAAAAGTCATATCCCCATGACAGAAGCTAGCAGATTTTGTCATGTACTCGGATACAAAATCACTTGTTATGATCTTAAGTATCTCTTGCTCGTGCGGTATGGCGTTAATAGAAAGGTGAGTTTTAATCCTATCCACCATCGTGTTCCAATCACTGCTGATTGCCGGTAGATCGCCTATCAAATTTATAGTCTCCTTAACAGTGATAAGGTCGTCTCCGGTACAGCAATTATTGAGAGACATGCCTTCGATGTACTCCATATCCAGCGTATCGTTATAGTTAGACATGACTCTAGGTACGCGGATATTGGGTTGTTTATTTGCTATTGTCTTATACCAAAGGGCTTGCTCGCGAGCATTCGGTGCGTTCTTGATAACACGGTTATTAAAGATCTCGATCTCTGCACCGGACCCTCCGATGATGCGCTCGAACCTAGCGCTTGAAAACTCATCAGGACGCATGGCTTTGTCGTCGATGTACGCGAGCGCAAGTGGCTTACCAAACAAAAGCTCGTGATACTTTACGTTGTTCTTCTTAAGCCAAATACGAAGTGCTGGACCCCTCGAAGCCTCTGCAAGCGCAGGATCGTTGTCGCACGAGAGCATACCTCTGGCCGTGTGTAAGATTATCTTCCACCCAGAGTCATACATCTCGTTTATCTTTGCGATAACGTCCGTGTGCGGTATCGCGTTTGCATAGTCGCGATCTATGTGTGTCGAGATCGTGTCGTCGACATCCACCACTATAGACTTCTCAAACATTCAAATATTCCTCACATAACAAAAGCATCTCATCTTCATAGGCTTTATCGTTTAGCTTTCTATTTAGCCCAGAAGGGTGTGGAAGTATAAAGTGCTCGACATTTATTTTTTCTAAAGCTTTAGACACAAAGTTACCGAGTGCTATTACTTTCTCATGCCCAACGGTACAAGCGGCCAAGATATCATAGTCGATATCTTTGTGTGAGTACTTACCCTGATTTGGTATGCAGTTTGTAAATGCAAAGATATCTAACCCAAGCCGATCTGCCCACGCTGGAAGTCTCCTCCAGGTGGTGCTTCGATCAGCTTTAAGATTTGATGGATTAATCCCTACTATCAAGACGCGCTGAGACACCTGCTTCTTGGAAGATAGCCGAGGTAACTTTAAACGAGTCTCTCCACTTGTCGTTGATCTCTTCTGGGCAGCACATGAAGACTCGCTTGATGCCGACTTGGACAACACCTTTGGCGCACTCCGAGCAGACTGGTAGTCCATAGACGTAGAGGTCAGCATCTTTTAAACTCACTCCATTGAGCGTTGCATTGTATATACAGTTCATCTCTGCGTGAACTACAAACTTATACTTCTCTTCACGATTGATAAGACGCTCATATGAGTCCTTAATACCGCGAGGGAAACCGTTGTATCCCTGCGAAAGGATCTGGCCATCGCGACCTACAGCCACAGCTCCGACTTTGGTGCTTGGGTCTTTAGACCAACTAGCAATGTGCTTAGCTAGATCTAGATACTTGTTCATCCAGCTCTCAGAAAAGCTGTCTGGCTTACGAGGAAGCCACGTATCAGAGAACGAGGTCAAAGTGTCGCTCATATACGTGAAGGGATCCGACGTTCCAGTGAATATCTCCCATGTCTAATCCTAGATCGCTCGACAGTTCGTTCAATACATTCTCTTGCCAAGCGAAGTCGTTCTTATAGCCATACACGACGTCGTTTGATCTCATCTGAACGACGGCGTCAAGCTTGTTATTGCGAATAAGATACTGCACAGAGTTAGTGCACATGAAGTCTGACCTGCCATTGAGGTTATAGTCATACTGCATAGAAGGTCGCGTATATATCATTATAGCTCGACGCGAGAACGGATTGTTCTTTAACTCATTTAAACAGCTTGAGTATTGATAGCCGTTATCTTTACTGTATATACACCAGCCATAGTTTGAGTTAACATAGCCATCGGAGTCTGCAACTTGCTTCCAGATAGCCGGCGGTCCGCCTCGGATATCATTTACATTCAAAGACTGTAGCTTATACCACTCGATCTCGCGCATCACGTAGTCATAGTTGACGGTGCCAAAGATCGCGGGCTTATCTGCAATGAACGACGCGTTGATGATCTCGAGCATCTTAACGCCTGTCTTATCGATGACGTACATCTCACGCTCTTTAAGAAGTTTAAATGACTCACGAACATTATCGATATCATTACGGGTGTGTAGCATCACTTGATCTTTCTATTTAAGAAGTCACGATCGGGCTGCTGACCATCAACTTTGCCGCGCGAGTATGCGACATAGAACGAAGAGTAGTTTATGAGGTCTTTGGCCGAGTCTTCAAGCGACTCATAGTTAGGTTTGTACGTTGGATCGTTCTGCATGGCCTCCATGACTGAACGCATGCGAAGCAACTTTGCGTGCATGATCTCGAGGATGGTCAAGCACCCCGTTGGGTAGTAGTCGGCCTGTCGTATGGTTGAGTTTGGGTTCTGATAATCTCGAGACTTCTTACTTTGAAGATCAATGCACTCTTGAAGCACTTTAATTGACTCACGATCTGTCATACTGCTCTCCAGCTTGTTTCCAATAGTCTTCGATAACTGCTTTTTCATGTACCACCTTTAATTGTTTTAATATATCGTATTGTTGTACTATTGTCAAGGTGCTATAAAGCTCAATTATCTCGTACTCATCACCATCTTTACCGGCAGACGCCTCTTTCCACCCAAATCGATATCCGCATAACTTTTCTGTCTCACTGTGGATCTTATTTTCAAGCTCCGTCTCGTTCCCTGGCTCTACGAGTAGAAGTCGAACAAACACGTCATTTGGCGCAATGTTGTTCTGTCGAATATACTTACAGACGTTGTGGCCACCGCCGCGAATAGAATAAGTACGAGAGTGGATACTCTTGCTCTTACCGGTATACCCGATCAGTGGATGGATGATAGAGTCACCTATCTCGACGATGTCTTTGTTGAGTGCTATCTGATATATCCCGACCTCTCCCTCTCCCTCGACGCGTTCGTTATATAGTCTTGTTTTTGTAGATGGGATAGAAACTACAGGGCGCCAATCGGTTTTAATTGTAATCAAGTTATCTATCATACGGCCTCACGATAAAAAGCGTGGCCGTCGATTGCGGCCGATTTGTGGTTATAATAAAAATCTTTGCTAAAGCCAGACATGGTGCAGTAGCGCCTAAAGTTCTTGGCCTCACACACCAAGAAAAATAGAACGTTATACGCCGAGTCTGTCTGGTGTAATTTACCGGATATAAAGTAGTCTATAATATCTTTGTTCTTTAGCATCGTCTCGATGCTCGGTGGCTTGAATGTAAAGTACTTCTTTGACCATCGCTTACACTCAAAAGTCTTTCCATTCTCTGGATCAAACACGTCGTACGCATATGAGAATCGATCTGTATGATCGAACTCGAGAGGGTTCATCTGCATTCCCGTTACTTGTGCGAGTGCGTACTCAAGGACCATCTGCTCTACGCTGTGAAACACGTTCTCATAGCTTCTTCCGTTATAGTTCCTGAAAGGACAGTTGTATATCGACTCGGCTATAGAATTGAAGCGATCCATAAGCTCCGATGTTTTCTCTATCTTTATAGGCTTAGGTGTAAGAATAACATCGGCGTAGTCTTTTAAAGTTTTCATTCTTTATATACTCTGCCAAAAAGCCCTACGTTATTATTGTGAGATGGCGCCTCCCACCCTTCAGGCTTGATTAAGTCAGGAAGTCCAAGTGGGTTAGGGCGTGACTGCTTGACACCAACTTTCTTACTCATGTTAGCCTTAAGCACTTTATCCCAAGCCATCTCGATGTCGACGTCCATTGCGTCGAGGGTGCCGATGGCGACTACGCAGAGATCGATCAGCGCGTCGACAGCCTCATCGGCCGTGTCGGCCTCAAGAAGCTCAGTCATCTCTTCTTCAAGAAACTTATAACGAAACTCAAGCAGCTTTGCCAGCATGTCATCGTCAAAAGTTTCAACTACCTTATGCACTCCATAGTGCTTGTGCATCTTATAGATATCGTCTACCCAATCTTTACTCATGTATCCACTCCGGCGCTTCGCGCTTTTTCCAACTGTGAAGGTTTGCTTTTCCAACTTTATAGTAATTTCTATAGTTTATTATGGGGTCTTGACTGATGATATACTTGTCGTCCATACACGACGGCATCTCTGTCCACTCCCAATCTTTTAGATTGAACGGTGGTGCTTGAAGATCAATTGCGAGCATAGTACAGGCGTGCTTCTTCTCATATCGATACGTGTACTCGTCTAACAAAGCAAACAAGTGATCCGATAGCCAGGTATAGTTCTCTACGGATTGACGACACCATACTGCAGACGGATGATTAATGTGAGTTGCTTTGTACATCACGTCCTCACGACTGTCAACCAGCATCCAGCGCTTAATACGCCTTCCGCTTGTTACGTCGATATACTCTACGCCATCAAGTACTCGATGCGCGGTGGACAACAGCTGTGCGGACTCGAGGATCATCTTAACGACGTGCTTATCGACCATTGACTGTGCTGCGGTGATTGGATTTTTATCGACATAAAAGATATTAATGGTAGCCTCCTATGATATTTAAACATGGTACCATATGATATAATCTATGTAAACTATTATTTTTTCCAGCGTTTAAATCCAAGATCACGATGATACTTGTTAGCTTTATTATAGAATAAAACACCGTCGAGTTGATCTACAGCGCCTTGAAATGCGCGGGCGGTTATACCCGTAAACGTATCGGTCCTTGTCTCTCCATTAGGTGTTTGAAACCTAACTTTGATCTTCATAGGTCTCTTTACTTTAATAAGAAGCTTTGGAAACGTTATTGAGCTCTCTTCAAGTAATACACTTTCGGTAGATACATCTACTATACGTGGGTTAAAGCAGACAAAGTTCTCAGGAGAACCGCGAAGGGCAAAGACGCGATGCGGTAAGCCGACTTGATTTCCGGTCAGTACTATGCCATTGTGTTCGTACATCAACTTAACCATGTCTTTTGCCAGCTCTATTGGATCGATAAGAGGATTATCAAAGTCAAACTTCTCACACTCTTTTTTTAAGATAGGATCATCGCCATCAACTAATTTCATCTGCTGGGTCCTTTGTGGTTAGAGTAACTCTCTTACTAGTATCATCGACCTCCCACCATAGAGCCGTACTATCTGTCCATCCCATAGTTTCTAAAAGATCTTCTGGCAACTCAATAAAAAGCTCACCGTTCTCATCTTCTTTTACAACCGTAAACCAATTTGTTTTCATGTTATGATCCTACTAAAGTTTTGTGTTTTTTCAAACTTAATTGTATTCTCAAACTTGTCACCGATCTGATCTGACTTATGACTAATGATAAAGGTGTTGGTCCCAGCCGTCAGTTGATTTAGTATCTTTAAGAACTCTTCAATACCCGTAGAGTCAAGTGAACTATCAAATACTTCGTCCATTATGAGAATATTAGTATTAATAGAGTTACGAAGTTTAGCAACAGCTCTCCAAGTAAACAATATTGCAAGATTAATACGCATCTTCTCACCTTCACTAAAGGAAGCGTAGCTAAACTCATCCCTAAATCTTGACTTGATTGTTTCATTAAATTCTTCATCGAGGTTGAACTGCACGACGAACTCGAGCGATGCTAAGTACTTATTGATAAGTTTATTGATTACTGGAATGTACTGCTTAATAATGATTGACTTAATACCACCGTCTTTTAATAAAGATGACGCGGCCGTAAGAATAACTTTCTCGTCTTCTAGATCTTTTAAGTTATTTGTAGCTGTAGACAACTGCCCTTGCATATTAATCAGTACATTTTGATCTACACCAACAGTTTTAGTTTCTATTGATACTATATCTCCCTCTAGCTCGGCGATATAAGAGTTAAGAGATTCTATTTTTGTTTTGATGCGATGACATTGAAAGTTCTTGTCATTGATGCTGGCGTGTACCTCTGATATATCAGATATCTTCTTACTTACTTTATTGTATTCTTCTTGCAGCTGAACCAAACCATCTTTAATATCACCTATCTTTGCCTGCTTAGTATCGATCGCCTCAGCTTTAAAAACAGTATTAATCTGCTGAGTGCATGTAGGACAGTTATCGTACTCGTGAAAGAACTTAACGTCTTTATTAAGGATGTCCAAGTTGGCTTCAATTCTTTGCTTTAAGGCACCAAGTTGGTTCATCTTCTTTGATATGGATGGCTCGTCAGCTATGGTATCTTGGAGCTCTTTAATCGATGTGGATATATCTTGGTAATCTTTATTGAGGCTATTAATACTTTGATTAGTTGTGGTGATGCGATCCATCTTCTCTTTAATCATAAAGTCGTTGGTGTTTTGCACCTGCTTTAAGTGCTCACTTATGATGCTCATCTTCTCGTTGATAAGTTTTTTCTCACTTTGAGCCTCAATGATTGCGTCTTTATTAATTACTACTTTATCTTTTAAAAGAGCGTTCATCGTAGTAAAGATTTGAAGGTCTAAAAGATCTTCAATGATCTCACGTCTTTGACCCATGGGAAGCTGCATAAAAGGTTGAAACGTTGCAGACCCAAGAACTACAACTTGAGAAAAAGACTTGTGATTGATCTTTAATATCTGCTTCTCAAGTATCTCTTGATAGTCTTTCATCTCTGCCGTTTGATTTATAAGGATATCGTTCTGATAAACTTCAAATATATTTGGCTTCATACCACGAACAATCTTATAACTGTGTGGATGAATATCAAACTCTACTTCAACCACCGCATCTTTCTTGGTGATAGAGTTAACGAGTTGCGGCTTGTTAACTTTTCTAAACGGCTTGCTAAAAAGTGCATACGATAGAGCGTCGAGAACAGTAGACTTTCCTGCACCGTTCTCGCCAACTATAAGTGTCGTGTTGCTCTTATTAAGCTCTATCTCAGTAAATACGTTTCCAGTAGATAGAAAGTTTTTCCATCTAATCTTCTTAAAGATTATCATGCTACGTTCAACGCCTCATTGTATATGTCTATTATAGTAGATTCGAGTTTGGCTTTGTTCACGCCGGCTGAACTTATCTGATCGATATACTTTTTAAATATGTCGATGGTAGACTCGGCCTCATTAATTATATTGTCGTCTGTCTCAAGATCTAGATTAAGATTATCTTCAACAATCTGTAAGTTTAGTAACCCATGGTGCTCAAGAAGCTCTATGTACTTATCAAACATGTATGGGTTTGTTTTATTCTTAACAATAACTTTTATGATCTTTCCAGAATAATCTACATCACGGCCAAGGTCAACGACACCATTAGAGTCATCGTACCATAACTTAAGAAACATCTTATATGGATTTTCGACGAATGTCAACTCTAGTGTGTCAGTATCCAGTATATGAAAGCCCCTAGGGTCATCATAATCAGACCACGTGAACTCAGCATGGCTGCCAAGATAGCTAATATTACCGACGGTAGAACGATGATGATAGTGCCCACTGCATACAAGGTCAAAACGACCAAACAAACTAGGATCGTCTCCATGAGTAGCCACACTGCCTCGAAACATCTCGAAGCCCTGTAGCTCCAGGTGTCCCATAACTGCTTTTGCTTTGGTTGTCCTGATCGCATTTAATGTCTCCTCGCGATTCTCATCATTTATCCATGGAAGGAATAATACAACGGTTCCACCTAAAATTGCTATCTCGGACGGTTTGGTATATATCTCTATGTTGTCATACTTGTCTGCGACCATCTCTTGCAGGGCGTTGACGCTGTTTGTATTCTTATAGAAAACATCGTGGTTGCCAACGATGATCTTCATGCTGATATTGTTGTGCCATAGCTTCTCTAAGAAGTCTTCCCTGAGGCGCTTGGCAGTGAGAAAATTAATGTATTTGCGGCGATCAACCAAGTCGCCCAAATGCCACACATCGCTGATCCCATCACGAAGTAGGGTAGGGAAGAATACATCATCGAGGAAACGCTTGGTGTTGTCGAGGAACGCTGTGCTGTCATTGCGGATTCCCCAGTGTGTGTCCGTTATCAGTGCTACCTTCATTAACCATCTCCAACTTCTTTTTCTTCTCAAGTTTAGCTGCTTCTATCTTATCTTCAAACGACCTGATCACGTTGTCGGTGTGCTCGTTCGTGTTCATAACGGCGCCGTCCATGTGGTCCTCCATTAAGAACGTATTCTGATAGTTCTTGTGCTTGATATACGACTGCTTCTTCTCCATCGTGATCCTTCTAATAAACGCGTTCCAAGCAATCTGTGTAAAGTAAGCAAACGGGTTTATTGACTTGGCAGGATCAAAGTTATGAACGGCGGCAACACAGTTCTCTATACCATCTGATATCATGTCATCTCTATAAGAGTAGTTCATAAAGTTAGGCTTTGTAGAAAGTTTCTTACAAATTAGCATCAAGCACTCACCAACATATCTTGGAATCTGAGGTTTCTTTCTTTGCTCCTCTTCAGCCAACTTACAAGCGTCTTTATACTTGACCATCTCTTCATACATGGTCTTGTTATTGACGTAGTGCTTCTTTGGCTTTGCTAATTTGACTGACATGTTATACCTCTATTTTTACAGTATATGTTTTATACTTAAATTGCTCTCCAATATAGATCTTAATTCTCTCTGCAAAGTGTTTAAGTGTTGTGTTCTGCTTCTTCTTCCAGGTGAGGTCATCGGCTATATCGTAAAGAGTAGCCATATCTTTATCCTCTGCAGTCCTTAGAGCTCTACCGATAGACTGTAGATTTCTAACACGTGACTTAGAAGGAGAACTAAAGATGATATTGTGAAGTTTCTTTATATTGACGCCTGTTGAGAACGTCCCATAGCTTGCAACTATAATACAGTTATCTTCTGTCTCTACTAACTTTCTGATCTCTTCACGATCTTGTCCATCAACGCTCCCGGCAACATAAAAAACTTTGCGACCTGTTTTTGAAAGATCATCATATAATACCTTACCATGTTTTTCAACATATTGAAACAACAAAAGTGTATTTCCTTTTAAAGATAAAGCTAAATTTTTAATGAACGTGTTCCTCGACGCACACTTAACAAGCCAGTCCATCTCGGTCTGATATTCAGCGTTGCTAAGTATCTGTCTTACAGTGTCAGGGTACTGTAGCAAGATAGCTTTTATTCGAAAATTTGATAGATGCTTGTTGTCGATAAGCTCGGCCGTCGTAGTTACTTTCTTTACCGGACCAAATAGTCCCTCGAGTACAAATCTATGTGTCTTTGTACCGTCTAGAGTTCCTGTCAGCCCAAATCGATACTTGCAGTGTTCAAGCTTTGCCATAATAGACTGAAGAGACTTAGCCGTGAACAGATGCACCTCATCGCCGATCACTAAGTCATACTGTCCGAAGAAACTCTTGTCTAGCTTATAGACAGACTGCCATGTAGATATGGTCACCCACTTATCAGTCTGCTTGCTCTCACCGGCATAGATCTTATGAACATCCTCATCGGAATTAAATCCATACTCTTTAAAGTCTGTAGTCAGCTGACTGACCAATGACGTTGTCGGTACGATGATGAGAGTCTTTACGTTATAGTATCTCAGCAATAGATAGATTATGAGAGACTTGCCGGATCCAGTAGGCGATAGCAGAATAGATCTACTATTTCTTACGGCGTGTGCAAACGCACTGAGCTGATAGTCTCTAGGCTCCATGGTAAGACCATAGTGCTTCGTATCTGCCTGCGCATCGACTATAGAGAAGTTCTTGGCGGCGAAGTCATCTAAGAACTCCAGCTCATACCCACGATCGCGACAGAACTTTTCTAGATAGATAGTTAACCCGCCATAAAGCTGACAAGCCATGTGATTAAACAACCTGATCTTTCCGTCCCACATCTTGTTTCGATACGCGGGCATGAACTTTGCTCCGGGAACATCGAAGGTAAAGTGCTCGCGCAGCTCATACGCTACCCCTGGATCGCATATGACTTTATTAAACGTCTCATTAATTCTCTTAAGTTGTATTGTTTCCATCAGGCGCCTTGAATAAATTTATTCCAATCAATTGCATTCTTAATATGATAACCACGGTTTGACACGGTCTTAATAATATTCTCGAGTAGGTCTATCTTCTCGTTCTGATACCCGATCTTAAGGTTAAGGTCTACTATATCTTTATCTGCGTCCATATACATCGGCAGGTCGGCCTTAAGTATCATACCGCGGGCGGGTAGAGTCCAGCCCTTCTCTTGGGTATCTTTGGTATGTCCTTGCGTGTAGAACTCATACTTATCTAACTTGAGTTGCTTTGAGTCGGCCTCGAGCTTCTTTAGTAGAAGTTTCTCTGAGGTGTAGATCTTGTAATATTTATGGTGTAGCTGAGGGATCTTTAGCGACTCGTTTGAAAGCTCAGTTCTATCTATCTGACTATCAACTTCCCAAAGTGCAAGTATGTTTTCGATGTTCAATGATCTCATCCTAAACGTGATTATAATATAAACTATGTTTTATAGTATCATGATCTTACTAAAAAGTAAACTATATTTTACTTAATTCATAGAACATATATTTAAATGCAACCGTACAGGTCATGTAGTTAACCGACTCATCTGTGGTCGAGAACTGAAGTGGACCTACCGATATAGGGATGCACTCTCTAAAGTTAACTTGATAGTTGGCAACTTTTGTACTGGCAGATATCAGTAAAGTTATATCAGACCTAATGCCCTTACCCGATGTTATTGACTTGGCTGCAATTACTTGGTATTGATTGAAGTCTGCAGGAAAACCTAGCTCGGTAATCCAGTTAAACACTTCTAAGTAGTTCTGTAAATCTTCATCAACTTTAAAAGTTACGTTTAAGTCGCCAAAGTAGAGTCTGTCACCTGTCATTGGAATATTAGAGAACGGCGTAGGCTGTAGCGGGTTCTCAAAAGACACGCCAGGTAGGTTAATAGACTGTATAAAGAAGTTTACATGTGGTGCTCTCTGGAGCGAGAACTCAAAGTTTAGTGGACTAAGAAAGTTCTTATTGATCGGGGTATTGTCAAGTGCTGACATGTTTATCTCCAGATAGATTCATATCTATTTATGAAAGGGATATAACCCTATTATATAAGGTATTCCAAGAATGTCAAATAAAAAAGGCGACCCGAAGGCCGCCTAATTTATGTCTGGTTAACCCAGATCTTTTTAAATCACATAAGGTTGTTGACGATAATACGACGATAGTACTTGTTCGTATTAAAAGCAAGTTCGCCTGCACCCTTTGTAAGGCCCTCAGCGAATGGATTTGCAACCATTCCGTAACGAGTCTTGAAGCCGATCTTTGGCTGGAAGGTCGACTGATCAACCGCACGAACCATCTGAAGAGGAACGTATGGGCAGTAGAACAGACCGGCATCGAATGCCGAAGAACCCTTATAACCAACGGTCAGGTAGTTTCCGCCGATCGCATAAGGATCGATGTAGACACGAAGGCGACCATTGAGGACACCAGCGAAGGTGTTACCCGTGTCGTCAACCTGAAGGTTGTTGCTGTTAAGAGCAGGCGTGTAGTCAAGAACACCAGCCATCTGAAGAGCCGAAGCAACGTCCGACGAGCAGATGACGATGTTACCCTTGCCGCGACGTGTCTGCTTGGCAATCTGGTTAGCTTCGCGTTCAAGCTGGAACATAAGACCCTTGAACTTCTCAACCGACCAACGACCGTTAGAATCGGTATCAAGATCGAACACACCGGCAGTCGTTGTGTTTTCCTGAGCGCCAGAAACAGCGGTGATGTTGATGGTACGAACGACTTCACGATTGATTTCCGCAAGGATTTCAGCCGAAAGAATGTTCGTCAACTCTGTCTCAGCGTCAAGACCGTGAATGGCCTTAAGATCCTGAGCAAGTTCCATCGTGTATTCAGCCTTGAGGGCGCGGGTCTTAGCAGTGACCGTAACCTTCTCGATGGTGAATGCCATCTGGTTGAAGTTGTTACCCGAGTCAACGCCGAGCGACTCAGCGAGAGACGTTGGGATAGCCGAACCCGTGTTGTAGGTAGCAGTGTTCACCATTGGGGTGGTGTTTGTCTGACCTGGGATCGTACCGAATGCACCCTGACCGAAGGTCGAGTTACCCGAAAGAGCGTTTGTGCCCGTCGAGAACGCTGTATTGACTTCGTTGTAGAATGTTTCGTTGTCCTGCATCTGGAGATTTGCATATCCGTTTGCGCCGGTCTGGTTAGCATAGCGCGAACGCATTGCGAAGATCAAACCAGTTGGGCCTGTCATTGGCTGAACGCCACAGATGTCATAGGCAATAAGGTTAGGCATCGAACGACGAACGAGCGAGATCAACACTGGATCGAAGGTGTCAATACCACCAGCTCCAGCTGCCGAGCTCGATGTACCCATGAAGTTAACAGGGGTCGACGAAACGGTTTCGTTAAGAGTAGTAAAGGAACCATGGGCTCCCGATTCCATGAGAGCACGTTCTGTGTTCTCGAGGACGACTGCAGTTACGGAACGGCGGGTCTGGTCTTGGATCTTAGGAAGATCCGCGTGCTCCAGAATGGGCTGCCATTTTCTTTGAATTTCCTCAGCTAGATACATTAGTGTCTCCTTTTCTTATCTAGGACGTATTTTATTTATATACTATTACTTTTTAATTGATCTTGAGATAGCCTGAACGTACTTGTTGACCGATGGGTCAATGTGTACGGACTCGGTCAATGAGTTGCCTTCAAAAGTCTCTTCTTCAATGTTTGAAGAAGTGAAAGACTTCTTCTCAGTTCCGAAGTAGTTTTCTTTGATGACCGAGAGCTTTTTCTTGTAGGTGCTCAAGTCGCCGTCAAAGTCGATACCCTCGGAAAGGGCGGCGAACTTCTCTTGCTGCGATAAAGCCAAGCCCTCCATCATGGAGTCTAGAACATTATCTTTTTCTACCTCGACGAGGGCTTTCTTAAGCTCTACGTTTTCAGAGATTAGTGCATCTTGTCTGCTCTCGAGCTCTTCGACCTTCTCGGCCATTGTCTCGAGCACATCAACTTTGTCTTCTGGGATATTGATGTAGTGCTCTGTAAACAAACCCTTCATCCCATCGATGAAGTCAGTAACGAGTTCGTTGCGGAGGGTTGACTCAACAGCTACTTTGTTCTCGTTCATCCAGTTCTCAACGACGTAGTCAAGATAAGTATCAACTTTAGAGGTGACCTCCTCCGTGATATTTTCAATGGCTTCATTGAGATAGTTATCATACTCTTCTTCAAGTCTTGCGACTTCGAGGTTGATGCGCGCACCGACAGCAGCCTCAAAGAGTGTAGTTGCTTTTTCTTTAAACTCTTCTGTAAGGTCTTCGCCGGCAAACATCTCTTCAACGTCTTCTTTAACGCCGAGCTTTGGCATCGGCATCTTTGTCTTAGGACCAATTCCGTTCGACATGTCGATCGTCGATGCGTTCTTTGCAGAGTTATCGCCAACGCCATAGGTCTTGCCTGGGCCGAACTGCGACATCGTATCGTTGAACCACTTAAGCAAGTCATCTTTGCCCATTCCGCTCATTGTATTGGTTACGTGATTCATCACTTCCAATTTTGACTTTGGATTTTCAATGGCGCGTGCACCTGGATGAAGCGAGCTTGCGGCTGCAGTTTCTTCATGAACGTACTCTTCTTCGTACGGCTCTGCCACTGCTTTTGGTCTTTCTTTCTTGCCGGCCTTGCGAGCAACATCTTTAGGAGAATCTTTTTCCCAGTCAGATCCTTGAAAGTCCGTAACCGGTTTATCATTTAAGCGACGACCTGCAATAGCAATGGTGCTATCTTTGGCATTGCGCATTGTCTCGTGGTGCTGCTGACGAGCTTTATGGTGTGCTTCTTGTTTTCCAAGCTCTGCTATGCGAGCGGCGTGGGCTTCTTTGGACTCACCTTTTCTAGGACCTTTGGCCGTTTCTCTTTCTTTTTCGGCTTTGGTTTTCTGCCAAGCAGTCTGATGTGCTCTATACTTCTCATCGTGGAATGCTCTACGTGGGACGGCTCTTTGAGCAAGCAACTTACCGATAACTTCTTTTGAAGGTGTTTCAATAAGCGTTGACTCGTCGATCATCTGGAGCAACTCAAGATCAGAAAGATCAAAGTAATCTTCTTCAGTTATATCAAGTGCCTCGAGGATATATTCTACTGTAATTTCGTTAGACATTTAAGGTCTCCTTCTAGAATTTATAATTATTTATAATAAAATTATCTCTTAAACGCCAAAGAATTCATGTAGTCTTCAAAGATGGCCATCTTGCTCTCTTCGAGACTTGACTTGCTCATCTTATGAATCATCTTCTTGGTGTTATCTAATTTCTCTTCGAGCCATGTATCTTTCACCGGATCATAGAGCCACTCGACATTCTCCATAATACCCTTAACATAAGCGTCTGGTGCAGATGGATCAGCGACTATGTCGGCTGCTGTAGCAAGACGAAAATCGTCCTGTACTTCCATGATGCCGTCTTTAGTAGGCTTCAACGATCCAAGACCACGAGAGGAGGCACCTAGACCAGCTCCAGACTTTATAAGGCCCTTGGCGATGTTACCCATAGGGGTGTCGGTAAGTCTTGCCTTGCCGATCCAGTTATCACCGTCTCTCTTGAGCTCAGTGATGATGTGCGACACGCGATCTAGGTTGATGCTCGGACCCTGTGGATGCCCAAGTTCACCATAACCACGATTATTCTTTACAACATCATTCATATATCTATCGACTTCTTTTTCCATTATATGTGAAGGATAGATACGTCCGTTACGGTTCTTCTTATTAGCTTGTAAAAAGATACCATGTATGTAGTGTTCTTTCTCGCCAGATTCTTTGACTTCTGAAAGGTACTCAATGTTCTCGGATAGTTCTGTGATTAACTTCATCTTACGCTCCGGAGAATGCTACAGGAACTGCCTGTACAGAAGAGTCAGAAGCGTTAGACGAGAGGTAATCTGTTGGATTCTTAACCAATAGAACTTCCTGGCCACCCACTACACTGATACTATATTTAGCTGTTGTATTTGCATAGTAACATGTGACAAGATGAGCTGAAGCTGTTGTACCCATATGAGTAACTCTAACAAGAGTTGCTGCATTATATGTATTAGTGGTAGTCGTATTACATACTGCCTCTAATGCTAATGGCTTTAAGATGTGTGTCATACGTTCATCCCCGCGTGATCGACATTCATTCCTGGAAACGTCATTGGTGTATCTGACTCGTCTTCTTCTTCCTTGTGATTACCAAAGATCATATAGTCATGCACGTCTGAGACGAAGCTCTTTGCCTGTGCGATCTTTGCCTGTACCCATGGCTCAACATGCATTCCCTCTGGCATCGCCATAGCAAGATGCATAGCCTTATTAGCAAGAGCCTTAAGCTCAGACTTGACCATTTCGGCTGCCTCATCTGAAACACCACGAGGCTTATTATCATGATCGGTGTATCCGTATCCTACTGCTGACTCATTGCGCTGCTTAGAATAGTAAGCTGCTAAAGCCATCTGCTTGCGCTTCTCTTTTGACTTACCTTTAAACTGAGGAGCATCTGATTTTTGAAAATCTTTAATAGTCTCACCCGCTGTTGTTGACTTAGTTAGAATTTCATCAAGTTCTACTTCTTCTTTTCGAGTTCTTCTAGCAAGCATAGCAGCACCAGCTTCTCTATTTTTAATTTTATTTTTAGGATAAAGAAGACCTCTGCTTATATCACTTTTTACAGCCGCTTGAGCATCTTTATATCTATCAAGAGTACCTCCAATTTTATCATTGAGCTCTTTGATGGTCTTCATATCGTAGCACTCTGCCATGCCGTGAACCGGACACGCAACACCTTTAGCAGAGTGGTTGCACTGCGCATCTTCAGCTTTTTTTGCTTCGTATACTTTCTTGTCATCGCCTCTCTTGTGGCCATAATTCTTCATATTTGAACTATAGTGATCTTTGGCGTCGGCGTTAGACTTATTGCCTACGCGGTCGTCGTGCTTCTCAACCTCGTGCTTAGCAGCAAACTTGACCTCGTCACCGGCCTTTGGCTCGTAGCCATCCAATGACATGGATCCTTTCTTGGATGACTTAACACCGTTTAAGATGTCTTTAAGCGTCTTGACCATTGTCCTCGTCCTCTTCTTCTTGGTCTCTAAAAATCGTTTGAGCCATCTCTGTTTTCTTGTCATTGATCGCTATAGCTAGTCTGTCTACCATAAGCGAATTAAATGCGTTCTCAAACTCAATAGGCTGTTGATTTAGTGAGAACTTTACCAAGTCATCGGTTGTATATTCTGTCATGTTTATCTCCAACTATTTATTTTTTGCTAACACTTGAACCGCGGACTTAAACCTAGACTGCTCTTGCGGCGACCTATTCCCTTTCTTCTTTGACAGAAGATTTACTTGGGTCTTTGCGTCTGCTAGTTTTCTAATCTTATTGTCTGTCTCGGGCGTGGCGTCGGTGTCCTCGTCCGCTGCTAGAGGCTGCACCTCGTCGCTCTGCTCTTGGTCCATCATCATCTGCTGGTCCATAGGAGACAACCAGCGTTCATCACCAGAGTTAGCCTCTTCGTCAATCTGCTCATCCATCTCCTCGATGTCTTCGTCAGACTGTTGTAGTATATTCTTACGTGCCCACTCATGTGACCAGTACTTACCTAGGAACTCTTGAACGTTGCGAACTAGGTTAACACGGTTCTCAATCATCTCGCCGTCTTTGAGCTCGGCGAAATAATTATCCTTAGAGAAGTCATACTTAATATCTTGCTGGATATTATCAAAGTCCTCAATAGACATGACCTGCTTAAGTACTAGTTGCTTCTCAAGCATTCTGGTAAATAGAATAGCAAACTTATTACGAAGGCGTGATATGAATCTATCAAACTTAAGCTCGTCTCTAGTCACCTCTGTAGCACGACCAAGCGAGAACAAGGCGTCTGAATTGAGGCGATTAATAGGAACGTTAAGTGTCTGGTATAGTTTCTTTTGGAAGTATAGAACGTCATCCATCTGACCGAGTGTCTGACCACCGGGAAGTGTTGTCACCTCTGTACCTCTACCACCCTCGCGGCGTGGCAGCCAGTAATCTTCCAACATAGTCATAAACTTACGATCGTCGCGAACCTCGCCGGTCGCACCGTCATAGATAAGACGATTCTTATGCTTGGTCATGATGTCTTTAAGATACTGCTCAGCCTTCATCTTAGGAAGGTTACCAACGTCAATGTACCACACTCTGCGCTCTGGTGCTCTTGCTAGTCTATAGATAACAAGTGCATCTTCCAGTGCCCTCAGCTGGTTCAACGCTTTAATAGCTTTGTGCATATAGGAGAGAACCATCGTTCCCTGCGTGTCGGTTAAACCCGACGTAATGTGTAGGATAGAGTCCTTTGCGATCTTCAATCCAGAAGTGGCAGGACCAACAGTCTTATTGCCATAGCTGAATCCCTTGTCATTGAAGACATAGTACTCATTTTGGACTTTCTGTATGTAAGACTCATTAGTGACGTCGCCCTTGACCTTTTGTTTACTGATCTCACGAACTTTACGGATCTTGCGTGGGTCGATATAGCGAACTTCTTTGATACCCATCTTAGGATCGTTCTTATCTATCAGTACATGATAGTAGAGGCGACCATCAACGTACCAGCGACGATAGATCTCATACGCATGCTTTTGGAAGTCAAGGATATTTAAGATGTTATTAAACTCGTCCCGGATAGCCTTCTTCATTTGATCCGAGATGTTGATATTATCAAGGTTTACTGAAACAATATTTGGCTCGTCTATAGCCATTGTCTCGTTGACTATCTCGTCAACCGCCGCGTCGATCTCTGGCTGAAGTGCCATCTCTCTATATTTTGTTACTAGCTCTGCTTCTGTTCTTACCGTACCGTCCAGGTCGATATAAGTGCCAAAGCTAGCACCCGCTGCAACTACTACGGCCCCATCGTCTTGGTCCTTCGGAGCGAACGTTGCGATGGGGTCGTTAGGTAATTTTCTTTTAAACTCGAAACCGAATAATTCCATATTGCTCTCCAAAGAGGAAGTGGCTAGTTAGTTGTGCCCCTTCCTGTAATAATATATCAAGAGGCTATGCCTACTCTACTTTTACGTAGAGATAGGTGATATAGCCTGTCCTAAGTAAGGATTAACGGTCTCGTCACGAGGCAGCCAGTAATCATATGTAAATGTTGTAGTAAACGTTTCGATCTGGTTCTGTGAGTCCCAGTCAAGCGTGATGGCGTCGACGACTGTTGGGAACGCGCCGATGATATCATACGCTCTAATTTGAGAACCGTCCTTACCGTACTGAATGACCGTCAGGTCAGTCTTGTAAGAGTTCTCATTGAGAGAGTATAGTGTATCGCGAACGTTTGACTCCATACGATTTAGAGAGTTTGACCACTTCTCAAACATCGAGCGAACTAAGAAGTCTTCGTCGTTCATCACCGTGACCGACCAGTCTGCGAATGTTCTATCTCCGGCAACCTTGACCTTACGTCCGAAGTAAGGGATCTCGACGTTACCGATGGTCGCTGCAGGGAGCTGGGCTGCCCTGCAGGTAAATCTAAACTTGTCTGCTGAGGATTGATCTGCGCCGACCCCGACCGGAATTCTAAGATATACTTCGAAAAGTGCCGGACGAGTTCCACCAAATGTTAGCCCTCTAGACTTGAAGGTACTAATATTAAAACCTGATGCCATTTGTGTTCTCCTTATTATTCTTATTTATCAGAATTTACCGATGATTTCTGAGAACTGAACACCAGTACGAACAGCAACAAAGTTAAGCTGAATGTAGTTGATGGAACGGGCCGGCTTGATGTAGATGTCACCAATGAAC